CGATTGAGTTGTAGCGGTATATGTTTAGCTTTTGGCCGGTTACGGGGGTCATCTGTTAGGTGTTAAAGTTTGCTTTGTACTAAAAGTTAAATTTGTGTTAGCAATTTGTAACGCAGTACCACTTATTGTATTGTTAACGTAATCAATGGTACATGCACCCAAAATATACTTGAATGCGTTTATTGATATTGTTCCCGATGGGTCTGTAATTGCAAAGTTATTAACTAACCCGATAAAATAATCCCCCGCCTGATTGTAAACATTGTACTGCGTAAAAGACATATTAACACGAGGCTTGCTGAATATGTTGTAATACTGCGATAACAAAAGAATTGCAAGTGTGCTATAAGTAACACTACTATCCCCGTAACGAGTCCAGTTAAGTAACCCGTTATTAGATGTGGTTAGTAACGATTGAGATTGAGTACGTGAAACAATACTTGATATTACGGTATAATTTCCTAATTTAACATTTACCTCTTTTTTATAAGGTGAACTTGTGTTAACATTTTGGAAAGTGTATTTAGAATACTGCGATGTATAAGTTAACCGTGCATTGCCAAAGAATCCCTCTGTATGCGCCCCGCCTATTTGTGTACCTACTCTAAAAGTAATCTCTAATGTTCCCGATGCAGGCGCACCGCTTGAATCAATACTTATTCTTTGCGGGTTAACAATATCTCCCACTTCGTACCTATACGCCCCTGCTGATGTGGATGGATTGTATAACCATTCAGGGTCTGCCCCTGCTGCTTTCGTGTACTTGTAAAAGTTGCCACCCCCTACATCAATCTTTATTTCTATGTGCAAAAATGTAGCACCTCCCGTTCCGCCATACCCATCAAATGACAAACTAACTTTATCGTATTCATCTATCAGTACCGGAGTAGATACAAGCACCGTATTTGTAGTGCCTCCATCTAAAAACAATCCGCTAACTCCATTAGTTGTTTGAATGTTTACCGAACCACTTGTACCGATTGTTGTAGTCCAGTTATCCGGTGTACCATTCGGGGCGTTACCTGCAATGTTACTTAGCTTACTAAAATCTCCGTTAATAAGTTTGTTATAATTGTAATCAATATCCCCGCTAACCTCTACTATCGGAAATCCCTTTGATAGTATTTTCGTTTGTGAATTGTTTACAAAATAGAACGGAGTCAGCGTATCACTTTGGTATGGCTGAATTGTGTAGTTCAATGTTTTTGTATAGGCAACATCGGCCGAAGTATCTTGATCCGTTTGGAATACGCGTATCGTATTACTTGCTCTTTCATTAACGGAGGTTATCCACCACTCACCTCCCGACTGATATATTTGCGCCCCGAATGCCGTACAAATGATTTCTATAATATCATAACAGGTTAGATAAGCCTCCGACCCTGTTTGCCAGTTACATTGAGTAACGTATATCTGCCGAAGTGCGCTTGTTGCATCTGATAGCTGCGATGTGTAGTAATTAACGGCAAAGTTTACTTTGTAGCCGCCCGGATATAATAAATAGGCAAGGCAATTGTTTATTGTTTTAACAATACTTTCTGTACTTGTCAGAAGCGGTACACCGGGTAGGTAGGTAACCGATTTTAATTGCCCGATTGCATCTACACAAATAATATCAATGATTGTACTCCCTGTTGTGAATGGCAGCGAAATAGTATCCATTAATATAAAGCCATTCCACAACAAATAGGTTGTACCACTTGCATAAAATTTAACAAAGTATTTTCTATCATCCGTAGATAAGAAGTCAGGGAACGGCCCTGTAAAATTTGTGAAGTCTGCCCGTATTGTGAATGTAGTTGGTAGTATTGGTTGGAATGGGTCATCGTTAGAGGCAAGGCAATCTAATACAAACGGGTTTAATGAAGTGTTAATTGGATATGTTGCCCCTGTGTATAGTTTCTCATATATTTCAGCCGTAAACGTATGCCCAGATTTGCCTACTGCTGATAGGGTGTATTTCTTTCCGTATGCAGGTGGTACTACTGCCGGGGGTATTTCTACCGGATTGGATTCGGTACAGGTATCGCCCTCCGTAACCCGGCTATTGTAAGGCGGTGCAGTAGGTATGCCACCTACGTATATTTCAGCCGTGTAATCACGGTCAATATCCATGCAGTACCCTGTATCAAAATCTAATTTTGCGGTGTTGTAGCCTACCACAACATCGTTACCGGAGCAATCAACGAAACTAATATAAACGAATCCATCATCCGCATCTGCAAGGTCTCCGGCTATAATGTCAATTACTACTTTTTTACAAGGCATGTTATTACGTTGTAAGTGAGCGGAATGTACCCGTTCTTTGTTGTGAAAGGAATATATCGTTACCCCTAATTATACCCTCTACCATTACTCTGCTACTATTACTCCCCCCCATCTGCGATGCCGATGCAATGATTTGTTTCATCTGGTCGGGGCGTACAATGTGTTCAGTACCGTGTAACATTACAGGGTAGCCGGATTGGGGGCCGGAAACGGTGCCGCCTTTGCTGAATCCTAATAGGCCTTTAAGTTTACCAAAAAACCCTTCGCCAAACTTTAACGCACCGCCCCCCGGTAATGCCATTAATATACCTTGAAATATTGCCGCCTTTGCTGCTGCAAGTGCTATATCAATAGCAATTTGTTTGAACATATTACCGAATGCTTCGCCCATACTTGCACCGTTAGCCATTGCATTTGCTAAGCCTGTTAAACTTTGCATAGCACGCTCAGTCAATGCGTTGGCAATTTCAACACGGGCATTTTCTTGGTCTTTTAAATCTATTGATTGGGCAGTAATTTGGTTAACGGCAGTACTTGCATCCATCCTTAGTTTCAGATTGGTTAGGTCTTTCTGCTTTGCCTTTTCTTGGGTAATAACTTCCTCCCCCATCATTGCAAACTTTAACCGCTTGTATATTTGGATTTGTTCTTCAAGTGCTTTGTTTTCATCTTTGATTACAACCTCTTTGGTTTTACCTCCGGGGGGTGGTTTCAACTCAAGTCCTGCATTCTTTGCGGCTATATCCTGTAACTGATTTAATTTAGTTTGTTCTTCTGCTTGCTTTTTAAGTATTTCAAGTCTATCACGTCCAAATTGATTTATAACACCTAATTGCCTTTGCTCTGCTGAAATTCTTATAGATGGGCCACCGGGTCCAGTTGATATTGTTTCTGTACCCCCTTTACTTGCAGCAATGTAATCTAATACTGCTTGCTTCTTTTGATTTATTAATTCAATATCGTACTCAAGTATCTTTTGTTGAATAGGTGCGCCAAGTGCTAACGCTGCCTGTGCAATGGATTGCTTTTTGAGTGCTTCGGTTAATTCGTTGTGAGCATCTTTTGCAAGCCCTGTCATTATTTGATCATCCGTTAAATCCTGCAAATACGGCCCTGTGGTTTCACGCAGTTTAGCTATCGCCTGATTCCTAACCTCTAATGATTGATTATTATCTTCAGCAATTTTAAATAGGTTATCTAATTGTACTTTTTCCTCGGCAAGTGTTTTTACATAGTTTTGGTTTAGTTGGTCAGTCATTGACAAAGGCCCCTTAATTTTATCTAATGCCCTTGTCCATGCTCCAAACCCAAGTTCCATAAATGATAGCCCTGCTACAACCCCACTAAATGCCAATCCTAAGGCCCCCGCAGCCGGGAGTAATTGAGTAAGGTTATTCGATATAGCATTAAATCCATACGGCATATCCTGAATAACTCGTGATAGTCCGGTGAAGTCAGTACCCAGTTTTTTAGTTGCACCGCCTGCTTTACCCCCTGCAACCGAAACACCATCCAAAGATGTAACCGTTTCACGCATGGCAAGCAACGCCTGCTTATTATCTGCCGTTAATACTATCTTGAGGGTTTCAACTGCCATCTTATATTGCTTGACTAAGTTTCTTCATGTTTTCGATAAATTGTTCCTGTGTTAATCTCTCGCCCCGATCCGGTTGCTCATCTGTTGACAAAGGTAAGAACTCTGCTATATCTTTTCGCTTGCCGGATTCGGTGTTCGTGCAATAAATGATATACGCTATCATTCGTGTACGCTGCCATTCGGCTAACTGCTTCGCTTCGTAACCTTTCCTGTATAAAAGAAATTCCCGCCATGTAAGCCGCCAAAATACTTCTATACTTAGGCCTGCTTCAATGGCGAGAATCACAATCTCATCCCAAGTCTTTTCCCTTAACTTTTTTTTTCTTCCACAGGCTTTTCATCCGTTGGCACATCTGGTGTCATGCACTTTATAGTGTAGTGGATAAACTCATTCACCGCCTTACCATTCGCCCCGCCCGCTTCATCTATGTACTTGGCAGCAGTCCTATCATCTATCACTTGCCCTGCGCTCTCACTTGCTGCCTGTACCATCGTTATAATGTGCTTGAAAGAAAACACCTCACCGTTGTATAGGCTTAACAACTTGCTGATAGGAATATCTCCATTCAGTTCGCAGTAGCGGTGCATCGCCCATGTACCCCATTCCAATTTTACAACACCCCCCGAAGTTTGTAATTCGTATGGTGTCATAAATTAGTACGTTTTAGTTTGGGTCATTGGCGCACTTTGTACACCAAACTCTGCATCAAATTTCATCAAGTCTTTATCCTTTGCATCAAGTTTGATAGAGGTAACAAAGATATTACCTGTGTAAACTATATCTCCGGATACAGGAGATGCAGGGCCGAACTTTGCAGCTACAACCGCTTTACTGCCTACCAAAGAATACAAGCGCTCATAGCTTTCTTTATCGATTGTGCCTGTTTGGTCGATTGCATTACCGCTAACCGAAATGGTCTGCATCACGCTATCACCAGGCAATTGTTGGTCGCCGCATTTAGAATCAGCATCAATGGCATCTCTTTTTACATCCATTGATACAGAAGTTAAACACGCAACAGGGAGAAACGTAGAATTATTATCCCAGTCAATTTGCAGAATTATATCTCTGCCGTTTACGAAAGTGTATGCCATTTTATATTGTTTGAGTGATTACAAAGGTATAACGAATTATTACACGAAAAGTATTCTCAAAGGGGTCTAAGTCCTCTAAGTTGTTGATTGATTCACATACCACGTTTTTACAATCCCAACCTACAGGTAAGGTTACCACCGTGTCTGAATTGATACCGCCCACTACCAACTCTGCTATTTGCTCTGCCCTTTTGAATCCGAAATTGCTGCCCTTAGTTACTATATCCACGTTAGCCGATACCTCAAATTGGAAGCAGTCTTTCCCTTCGCCCTGATTAGCAGTTCGCGAACTGATAACAATATACTCCCCATCCGCATCCGTTGGGGTCATGCCATCGTACACATCAATGTAAGCGTATGCCTGTAGGCGGGTAACTAACCACTTCTTTATCTCTATGGCGGGGTTTTTCATTATCATGAGAATAGTGCTTTAAGGCGTTTGAGTAGGGCGGGCTTTTCTTTCTCATAGGCTGGTATCATAAATGGTTGCGGTGAGATACCATTACGCATAATAGAACGAAATATTACAAAGGTTAGTTTTGGGTCTATGCCTTTTCGCTTTATCCAAAACTCAATGGCTTTCCATGCACCTTTTGCGCCCTTGCCTTTGTATTGTGCTGCAAATGCCTCGTATCCGGCAGGTATTCTCGCCTTGCCCCGTGTACCAAACTCCACATACGGAGCATACTCAACCGTACTGAATACTGACTTGAATAATGAATTACCGATATCAATATTGAAACTACCTTTTAACTTTCCTAAATTACCGGGGGCGGTTCTTGCTGCCATCCTTTGTATATTTATGGATGATGTGTCAAGTTCGGCCGATAGTCCTTTTGTAGCCTTTGCATCAATCTTCTTAATGGCATCTTCTACCTGCTTTATCCCCGATATGTCAAGTGCAAAACCTGCCATTATCTAAATATTGTTATTTCGTAATATTCCTTTCTATTCTCAATATCCGTAATCGAATGGATTGTATAATCAAACCCATTAATCTGTATCTTATACGTGTTATCGAAAGTGAGGGGGTAGCGGATATACACCCTTGCCGAATCGGTGAAAGTTACCTCCGCTGATAATAGTTGTCGGTCTTGCCCGAGCGGTACATACATACCCCAAATCGTACTGCCTGCCGCATAGGTAACCATAAAACCCCCCTCACTATCGGTTGTGGTTGTAGGCTCCATTAATACCATCGGCTCAATGAGTAATTCAGCCGATAGGAACTTTGGGCTATTTCCTTTTATTCTCATAATACAGGTGAGGTTTTAGTGTACATCTGACAAGTGCGCCATGCTTTCTGACAAACTCCCATCGTTTCATCAAACGCCCCTCTATTCTCGTACAAGTGATTCACCTGGTCAAGTATTGCCGTTTTTAACGCAGTAGGTAGTGCCGTGAATCCAACATTATACACCGCACGCATTTTGTCAATAGCAGGGAAGGTAATTACCGGATGCTTACCGCCCATGATAGTTTTATCGGTTAATTCGGTACCGGAGGTTACATCGTACAGAGTAATGGATGAAGTAATCGGCCCGTGTGGAAACTGAAACCATCCACCTTTATTGCAGAACCATACTTCGGCCTGCTTAGTGATAAGGGATAGCCCTGTGGCTTTCTCAATTATCATTCGTGCGCTTCGTATCATTTCGGATATTTGCGCATCTTCAGAGGTGTGAGAAACACGAATGTATAATTTCGCCTCTGCAAGCGTTACGGGTTCAGCATAGCTTACCTCCGTGATGTTAGAATCAATTATGTAAGAGTAGTTACCCATTGCTCGAATTTTATTAGATTGTTTTCCGGCTGCAATTCATTTGCCCTATCAAATGCCTTATTACTGCAAATTTCGTAGTTTTCCTCCACATTTCGTATGGCCTGCACCCACTCATCTAATCTATCCTGTTTGCAGTAGGTTGCCGCATCTCCACAATTCTCACGTAATCCGGGCAAATCGGTACAAATAACAGGGATACCCGATGCCATTGCTTCAGTAGCCGTGCGCCCCCATGATTCATAGTGCGATGGCATTAGTAGTATTCTCGTTTTGCGATATGCGATACGTATATCTGACTGATTAGCCATGTATTCTACATTTGGTAACTCTTTGTATATCTGTTGTCCGTACCCGCCCTGTATGGCTAAGAACTGCTTATCCGGCATCGCTTCAGCAATGCGGTAGAACATTTCAGCACCTTTGTTATGATTGAGATTAATTAGGGTAATCTTATCCCCTTTCTCACCCCTGTAATGGTTGATGTCAACCGGTGGCTGCAATACGAATCCGTTGTTAGCATACTTACATTCCTCACTATTCCAGTACGAATTATACACTACATTCAACTCCCTGTGCGTACGTACGGATGAGTACATGAAAGTATTATGTGCAAACCAAACGGCCGGCTTCTTTGTGCTTTTGCAGTCAATAGCAACATCACCTGCGAAGTCTAATTGTGTGAAGAT